TTCTGCATATAGCACACCCTCACTATCATTAAACAAGTCAGCATTACCACTATTGTTTGCTACGTCAGCAGAGCGAGTTACTGTTGAACCGTTTGTTGGTATGTAGGACGTTGCGTAATCTCCGACCTCAGTCTGAGCAGCCCATATAATAACTTCATCTAAAGTTGTACCTGCGCCTCTAAAGTCTATTGCGTAAAAATTAATACCTACTCGTGGTGCAGAGTTTACTTCAAATCTTTGCCACTCGTCTGTTACTGTAAATAAGTTGTTTGTGTTTAGATTGTGCGAGGTTAATTTTACATCTCCACTTCCACTTACAGTTCTTGCGTATATTGTTCTCGCATTGTCATCAGCAGCTACACCACTTAAAAAAACGTATGCAGTAGTACCTGTTCTTGTTACTTTATAAGCGTTTGTACTTCCGTCAGGTGCAGTATAACCACTTTCTAAAGTTACATCGTTTGTTGACCATTGACTAAAATCCTCTGAGTATGTAACTAAGTTAGTCCTCTGTGGCTCTAATAACAAACTTCCTGTACCATCTGTAAAATCTATTCTTGGTAAGTCGGTATCGTCTGTTACTAATTTAGCAGATACATTTGATATTGTAGATGTAGCACCATCTTTTGTTCTAATTCTAAAAGCATCATTTCCTGTTGCAATTATATCAAAGTTATTTGTACCAACCTCTAATACTTTGTAAGGGATGCCACTTCCGTTTATTAAATCTAATTTATCAGTAATACTTAATGCATCAACTGTAATTGATACTCTATATTTACTGCCAACTGTTAGTATATTTTGATTTATATAAGCATTTAGACTTGTCGAGTCCATTGATACTGTACCATCTCCAAATGTAACATCTGATTGAGTAGTCCAATTCTGTCCTACCTCTTTGACTGATACGTTGTCTATTGAACCTATAAAATCTACATTAGCTGTAAGCGACAAAGTCTTATTAACCATACCACTTAAATACTCTGTATAAGTGCCATTTGCTGTTTTATTAGTCCCTTGTGCATCGTTACTAATTTTAACTTTGACGTTCCCTGCTGTATAATTAGAAACAGTAAAAGTTACTTTGTAAATTTTAGTTAAATCTAAAGAAGTAATAGTTTGATTAACATTAATTGTACCTGTTTGAGTGCCATCAATATTTAACGACCCTCCACTTATGATTGACCCACTTGGTAATGTCCAATCGCTATCCGTTTCAAAGTTTCCGTTGGTAACAAGTTCACTACCTATTTCTTCGAAATCTCCGTTCTGTACAAGCTCTCCACTTAATATCTGTACGTCCTCTACAAGCCCTTTCTCGTTTACTCTTGTAGCACTTGAACCTCTACTAAAGTCAAAGTCGCCATTACCATCAGTAGGTATAACAGTATTTAAGCTACCATCTGAATATGCAGTAGGTGTTAAGACTATACTTGCTTTGTTGGATAAGTCTCTTAAAATCGCATCTGTGCCATCAGAGTTCTCGTAATAGTCAGAGTGATTGTATAGCTTATTGGTCGCTGCATAATCATAGTACACATCGCCAAAGTCCTCTGCTTTACTTTCCCCCCAATTGCTTCTGTGATATATTTCGTTTGGCATCTAAATATTTCTTTAACTTAATTATGTTCTTGTTTTTTGGTTTATATCCTAAAGTACCCATCCGTTAAAAGTTGCATCATTATCAGGATAAACATCCGAATCAGAGTTTGAATTGTATTCAGGGAATAGATTGTTGTTAAAGGTCATATAATCTATAAACCTCTTTGTGTAATATTCCGCTGTGTTTCTTGCTTTATTCACAAGATAGTCAACCTCTGATTTACTTACACTCTCTGCGTTTTCGGAAGTGTGCTTAAACACTCCACCATTCTTTACTTGATAAGCAGCATAGGGCAAATACTCTACTTGTGCGTACCATATAAGCATTGGCTGTATATAGTCATTTACAAGATCTAAATAATCGCCTGATAGCGTATCTGCTATGATGTCTGCGCTTATCTTGTTGTATAAGTCCGTGCCTAAATAGTTTTGAACTTGTATCTGTTGGGCAATCTTTATGAACTGAATAAACTTATCCGTGTCAACATTCCCATCAATGATGCTGTTCTTAACAAGGTCTGTGCGTGATATGAATAGTGCTGTTGCCATAATTAGTTTTTAAATCCCATTTTTTTCCAATAAGCAGCTGTATAACCTTTATACTTCATATCTTTAGGGGCAACAGGTACTTTCTGTGCATTAGTTTCAGGCTTAAACCCTTTGCTTTTTGCTTCTGTTGTACTAATAACATCGCCCAAACTTTTAGACCCCTCTTTACGTGCGTAGATACGTCTGAACCATTTGTGTTGACATCTCGCACCACCTTTGTATAACCAAATAGAATAAGTGTCAGAACCACCCTTGCCAAATCCTGCGTTGACAACTCTTGTTTCCATTGACTTAATATCCTCTTTGCGATAGACCTTTTTAGCACTTATCATTTTCTTGCAGAACTCACGTGAGTTAGGACTTGTCTTTTGTGGGTTGTACATATATCTTACTAAAAAGATAGTGTCCTCTTGACCCTTTTGTTTTGACTTACCATCTTGATCACTCTCTCTATAAGGCTTTGCACTACCTGTACTTGCAAGTTCTACCTGCTCGTTTAGTTCCTTAATCTTTTGGTCTTGCTCGTCTTCTAATTCGTAGTCAACCTCTGCTTCGTCTATAAGGTCAAAGTCCTTTAAAAGTTCTTCTTCGTCTTGACCCAAGTCGATAAGTGCATCTGCTATCTCGGTGTCTATGAATTTGTCCACATCAGAACTCATTTTAACCCCTGTTTCTTCCTCACGAGTTTCAGAATCCTCTACATTGTCAAGGTCGGTAAACTCTAAAGGTTGTAAGGTCTTAAAGTATAGATTAAGTGAGATGCCATTGTAGGCAAGTATCTTGTCAAAGTTTTCTATTAGCAAACGTTGAAATGGTCTGATAACTGTATTGTCCATAAGGATAGTAGCAGTTTTCAACTCGTCTGCGTTGTTTCCAAGCCCTGTATTGTCTTTAATTCCTAAAAGCATAGGACTTACTACCCTGTGCGAAACGAGTATCTTACGTGAACTCTCATCGCTTAAAAACTGATACTGATTGTGAGCATCAGATAGTTGTATTGGCTCGATTGTAGCAGCTGTTTCTGCATTGTCGTTAAACGATAGTATAAACTTACCTGCATTGCTTGACCCACTAAACTTTTCATAGATACGTCTTTCAATAAGTTCCCTTTGTTCAGGGTCAGGTGTACCATTGTTCATATTGATAAGCATAGATGGGGCTAACCCATTCATTATGTTGTTTAAATGGTAGTTGCTTATCTCTTCCTCTAACTCTGCGTATTGTGTACCACCTTGATAGTCAACAGGGGAATAATATTTAAATCCTGCACGATAAGGCTTGATGTAAAGGATTTCTAACCCCTCTTTTGAATAACCAAACGCAGGTATTCTTTTAAGGTCATCAGAACGCTTGTATTTAGCCCAATCGTAATGGTAAAAGTAGGCTTCTATTTCGCCTTTGTCGTTGCACTTCTCTGCTCTTAATGTTTCAACAGGTATGTGTTCAAGTTTTACAATCTTACTTCTATCCTTTGAGTAGATAACTTGCAACGCACATTGACCCATAAGTTTTAGATCGTACACTACCTTTCTTGTGCAATCAGGTGTGAATAAGGTCATCATTTGTGCATAAGCATCAGGCTTACGGTTAGAATCAGTAGCATCCAATCCCTTACCATAAATCATCTCGCTTATACCATTTATGATAGCGTTGTTTGTCGGACTTCCGTTGTATCTGTCTATAAGATATTGAAAGTAGTTATTGTCATCCCCATAAGACACAAAGTTTTGACCCTTTACTTCCTTTACGGATGGGCTTGTGTATGTGCTTAAATTGACAATCCTTAAATCGTTGTTCATAATATAATATAGTCGTTATCGTAGCTTGTTTCACTTACATATTCCCCATCGTTTACAGAATAGTAGTTGTTAGTATCTTGGTCAATAGTTTGGTCTGTGCAAAAAACTAAACCCTTATANTAANTATNAGTTTGTGCAAAATTCTCTATTGTTAAAGAATAAAATCTACCCTCAACTAAATCTTGTTCAAATGAAAACTCAATAGTTGTTATTCCTTTTGATTCTGTAATATTAGTAGNATCAGGATTTGCAACCAATTCACTTCCGCTTGATTTGTCATAAAGGGATATTCTTGCAAAAGCAACACTACTTCTTAATACAACCTTGATTGTTCCTGACGTGCCTGCTGATGTAGTTAGTATGTGCATAACAAGTATTTTTTATCCTTTGTACTTTCGACATATTCAAACTCTACATAATCAAAAGCTGAACTTACATCACATACATACTCTTTGTGCGTATCGCTAAATGTAGATGTGTATGTCATACCTAT